CAGAATATAAAGAAACCGAGACACCAAGAATGGATCGTAGCTGTGAGGCTGTGACTATTGCTGGCATCTCGGTTCCTTTCGTGTCAGTAGCGTTCGGGAGCGACCGCTACCGATAGTGATTTGTTAGTCGGCTCAGGTCTGGTTCCAGCATGCGCCAAATGGAATCTTTGGAGCAATTGCTGCATAGCCATAGTAGAGAATGTCAATCGTTCCATCGCTTTGAATTGCTGTGCGCAATGTAAAGCGTGGTGACTCATACCATGTCCAAGCATCTGGATTTACAACAACCATTGAGAAATCTCCGGTTGATGTTGTTGGGCCAGCGTTACCGATTGAACGAGAAACAAAGAGATTAAGACCCGGTGAAACTACACCGCGCAATGAATCGCCTCTCACATTACCGGCTGCATTTGATGGTTGCGCTGCGTTGTATAGCGGTGCGCCATTGTCGTTGTAGCCCATAATGTTTGTCCATTGTCCAGGAGAAACAACGATATTTCGAGCAAATCCAAGTGATGATCCATAAACGGCACCAGCAGCTTGTGATGTGTAAGCCAAGAAACCTGTGGCTGAGTTTGCATTGACACCAGTTTGCTGACCTGCACCAGCAATTGTTCCAACGGCAAATTCATCAGTTACTTTTGCATAAGCAAATTCTAGATTCTGCAAAAGAGCTGTTAGATATTCTGGACGGCTGCGATCAATGAGTTCGACAGTTGAGATTGCGCGGCCTTTGAATGATTGAACAGGTACGCTCAAGAATGTTGCTGATAATGATGATTCTGTGACAGCTGCATTTTCTGCAATGTTTGCAACAGTTGGAACAGCTGTGACTTTTGGAATTTCAAAAGTCATGCCTTCGCCAACAAGTGTTTCACGGCTAAGCGCATCAATCATTCCGCGATCAGCGTTGGCCAATGCGTTGATTACCTGTGTGCTTTGAGGTGTTGGCACCATTCCGGGTGCTGTGCTTGTTGTGTTATCTGCTGCCTTTACATATTGGCGTGAATCCTCATCATGAAGAATTGTTGCCTTTAGATAGTGCTCAAGGTATGTAACCTTTGACACAATTGGTGATCGTGGAGCTGTGTAATAGGCAGGTCGTGATGCCTGTACAGCTTCAGCTGGAGCCTCTACCGGTTCAGCGGCAGGAGCGGTGTTTTCGGTAGTGTTATCCACTTTGTCTCCTTCATTTGGGTTTGTTGTCTCTGTAACTGTTCCAGTTTCAGAATCTTCTGATGCTGCTACCTCTGAAACGCGTGCAGATCGCACGGCTGGTTCGGTAACAAGTGCCACGCCTTTGAGCTGGCCATTCAAAACTTTCATAGTGCCATCTTTTTGCATTTCATAATTATCAACGGCCAGTTCTATGCTGAAACCATCGCGCAATCCATCCATGGCTTCAACCAATGCATCCGTGCCAGCTGTTGTGTTGGCAATTTTAAAAGTGGCTGTCATTTCTTTGTCATTGACACTCATGGCAATGCTCTTGCCAATTCTGCGTGTGTTGTCATGCTCAAGGTTGAGAAAAACATCTTGAGGCACAATTGATCCACGGGCAAAAGTAACTTTGCCTGTTGATGCATTTGCCTGCTCATTGAATGCAACTATGCGACCGGTGATTGTTCTTGAGTCCGAATCAGCTGCCGTGATTTCCATCGGTGTTGTTAGCTTCATGAGATCATATCCTCCATTTGTCTAATTTCATCGGTAGTGATTGCTCCGATGTCAAATAAAATCTTGTAAATTTCTGCACGCTCTTTTTCTGAGCCGCGCAAATACGCCTTCAAATCAAATTCCACGCGCTGTGTTGATGGCGTAAAATCTGGCATTGAGAGCCTGCTGCTAATGCTGTTCATCAGAGGTAATAGCGAGAAATCCAGCAAGGTTTGACGCGCCGTGCTGGCGTTTGCATAGGTCATGGATGATCCAGTCGGCGCATCAATAAAGTAAGCCGGAATGCCAACGGCTCTGGCTAATTCTGTTGCAATAATTTCGCGTGCAGCATTGAGGCCAATTTGCTCCGGTGTAAAGCCGACAGTTTCCATTGTGATGTCAGCATTGAGAAAAGCTGTGCCACGATTTCTGCGAGCTGCGCCCCAAGCATCAAGCAATTTTGCAATGCGGTCAGCTGGCAATGCTGTTCCATTAGATTTTAAAACCATTGATGGCACCGGCTCGCGTGCATACATTGCAGCAGCTCTCTCAAGCTCTGCACCTGCGCGGATTGTGCGACCAGCTCTATTTAATAAACCTTCATCATTGCCGTAAAACACAACAAGCGATCCAAGGCCTGTGTATGGCACCTGCATTCCATCGACTGTGTAATACTCAATCTGCGTGCCTTTATCGTTTAAAAAAACACCAACCCGATTAGGAGCAACGCGCCACATTTCCCGCACTCTGCCGGTGTCAGCAAATTCAGACATAATCTGAAAATAACTAAACCCCGTAAAAAGTAAATCTTCGGCAGCCCAGCACCAAGATGCAGCTCCGGGGACGCGCTTATCTGGATCGTTAATCACAACTGGTTGATCAACAACCTGACCTGTTGTTTTGTCGCGTGTCAGCATTGGAATTGTGGCAATTGAATTGCAAATCATATTTCGTGCGCGAGCAATTGCCGGCACACTCATTGCTTCTTCACGGCTTGCAAGATAATCCGCACCGCCAAATGGATAAAACGCATCTAGCGTAGGAGCCGGGCCAATTGATGCAGCTATGTCAGCACCGCGCATAGGCGCGACAGCTTCAATGGTGCGTTTGCGGTCAAATAATCCCATGGGCGCATTTTCTCAAAATGTCAAGCATCAACCCACTAAAATGTCGATGTCTGTTTCCGGGCGTGTCGCATAGTGTGTGCATAGCGCGGCTGCTACGGCAGCACACACGGCCGATTGGCTGGCACGCCTTCCAATAACCCAACCGCCATCACCGCGCCTCAATTGCACAGCTGAAAGCATCTGCTCAGTCAGAGATGATTGATTGCGATGCTTTAAACGGCCAGAATTGATTGCACCCAAAAGCTCATCGCAAGCTTGCGGGTAATCGGCATCCATGTCATGAATTGGAATACCAGCTGGTTGCATTCGAGCTGCTACGGCTCCGGATGTGCGGCGGCTGTATAGCAAATACTCAATGGGATATTTTCTGCAATAACTAGCTGCATCGTTGGCAATTGCCCGATCATCTAGCTGTATCGTGTTTTCCCATGTGTGGAGCAGCTTTATCACAAAGCTCTCTGATCCAAGCTTTTGAGCCGCCACCAATGCGCAATGTTTTCTGTCTGGTGAAATATCAATTGCCATCCATGTCAATTTATCCTCATCAAGATCAATCGTTTCATCGCCGCACTCTTGCCATTCTTTGGCTCCGATAACGCTAGAGATTGTCTGCACCCAACGATTCAAAACCTCGGTTTGTACGACATCGGCAGGATCATTGAAAACGGCTCGAATATTATCGGGGTGAATTGTGATGTTGAGGCCGGGATTTGCAAAAGCCGCATTTTCCAAGCTAATTTCATCAGTCGGTGCAGACCACTCAAAATAGCCCACATCATCGGATGCCCCACTAGCTGCTGCCAATCCGCGCTCGCGCAATTGGTTTAGCACAATGCTGTGAGAATCACCGGCCGTGGAAAAGCAATTGACCTGTGGGTTTTTAGCAGCCATCAAGGTGTATCGCATCGCGGCAAATGTTTCCATGTCATGCAGCTCTCGGATTTCATCCATGTGGATGCTTTCCGGTTTTGACAAACCTCTAGCTGCTGATCCACCAGCTTTGATAATAAAACGCGATCCTTCTAGCGTTTCAATCTCCTCAGCTCCATGTTGCCACCTAATCCGCTTGACCCGTTTAGCCAAATCATCATGGCTTTCCACAATCTGGACAATTGCTCGAAATTGCTCCAGCGATGTCACCAGCCGGTGAGCTGTTGAAACCTGCAAGGATTCTTGCCAATGAAAAAGACCCATTAAAATTCTGGCCATCATGTAAGTGCTCTTACCATTTTGGCGTGCCACAGTCGCGACCGAAATTGGGTGATGGTAGCGGCCATCCGGCTTTACCTTGAGAGAATGCTCGGCCAAAAACTTTTGCCACGGCATAAAGCCGCCTTCAATGATCTGGTCAGCGAAATCAATCAATTCAAAGCCACGCGTGGGCAAATCATTGAGCGGTGAGTGGATTCGTGGAGCTGTTACCGGCAAAAAAACCGATTCCAGCCTATCTGAGACTAGTTCAGCCGTATCGCTACCAACTATGACCTGTTCATCCTTAATCATGACTTATTGACTCGTTTTGGGGTATAAACACACCAT